TTGGCAGTCAACTTGTTTGAAGCTGATGCAAATCAAGGTGCTCAAAATATAGCGCAGGAAGATCTTGCGTTACCTTTCCTAAAAATTTTGGGACAACTATCTCCGGAAGTAAACAAAAGAGATGGTAAATATGTCGAAGGCGCAGAGCCTGGCAAAATAATCAACACTGTCACAAACGAATTGTTTGATAAAATTAGTGTTGTACCTTGTCATTACAAAAGACAATACATAGAATGGCAAGACAGAGGTACCAGCAGTGGTGCACCTGTTGCAATTCACAGTGCAGATAGTGATATCGTTAGTCAAACCACAAGAGGTAAAGACTACAAAGATAGATTACCAAATGGTAATTATCTTGATAACACTGCCAGTCACTTTGTATTAACTCTTGGTAAAAATCCATCAACAGCTTTGATTTCTATGAAATCTACGCAACTTAAAGTTAGTAGAAAATGGAACTCATTGATGATGGGTATCAAGCTACAAGGTAAAAATGGTTTGTTTACACCGCCAACATACAGCCACATTTATAATCTATCAACTGTGCAAATGTCTAATGACAAAGGAACATGGTTTGGATGGGAAGTAGAAAAAGCAGGAACCGTCGAAGACAAAGGTGTCTACGAAATGGCAAAAGCTTTTGCTCAAAGTGTTGGCAAAGATGAAGTGCAAGTTAAACACGGATCAGAAGACACTAAAGAAGCATCACCGTACTAATCGAATCCTAGGAGTGGGCGTGAAAGCGAGAGTGGAAGCGCCCATTAAAAAATATGTTTGAAAAAATATTTAAAGGATTGGAGCGAGCTCATGGTTGTACTAAAGTAAGCACGCCAGTTGAGAATGGTGTCAAATTAAAAGGACAATCATTCGTAGTACGTCAACCAGTGACCACGGAACTGTGGACCATGCATTTAAATGGTACACAGAGTCTGGGTATTATACCAATTAACGAAGATAACGAATGTGTGTGGGGTTGTGTAGATATAGATTCTTACGCAGGATTCGATCATAAAAAATTAATAGATAAGATAAAACAATTTAAATTGCCTTTGGCTGTGTGTAGGTCAAAGAGCGGAGGAGCACACGTCTTTCTCTTTTCTGAAAACCCGGTAGCAGCAGAAAGAATGAGAGACAAACTAACGGAAATAAAAACACTACTAGGATACGGCGGATCAGAAGTCTTTCCAAAACAAATACAATTAAAATCAGCAGATGACACAGGTAATTTTTTAAACCTGCCATACTTTAATGGTGATCAAACTACACGTTATGCATTTAAAGATGATGGCGAAGCTGCAACTTTAGAAGAATTTTATAAAATATACGAAGATATAAAACAATATGATTTAGACTTTGTAAAAATAGAAAGACCTAAATCTGAATACGATGATGCTCCACCATGCATAGAGCTTATGGCAATAAATAAAATACCAGAGGGTGGTAGAAACAATTCTATGTTTCATTTTGGTGTGTATGCTAAAAAGAAATGGCCAGCAGAATGGAAGAGCAAGATGACATTGTTTAATGCAACAGCATCGACAACACCATTAAGTGAGTCTGAAGTAGAAATAATAAAGAGACAACACGATAAAAAAGAATGGGGTTATAAATGTAATGATACACCTATGTGTAACCTGTGTGATAAAAAATTATGTAGAGAAAGAAAGTTTGGTATTGGTGAAGAAATAGTATTTCCTGCACTAACTGACTTACAAAAAATTAAATTAGAAAAACCATATTACTATCTTAATGTAGATGGTGAACGACTGCACTTGGAGAACGTAAAATTTTTAAAACAACAAAGTTTATTTCAAGAAGCGTGCATGGAACAATTGGACTTTAAACCACCAACAGTAAAACCAAAAGATTGGGACATGATAATAAACCCACTGATGAAGAACCACGAACCAATAGATCCACCAGAAGGTGTGACTACGCAGGATCAATTACAAAATCATTTAGAAGAATTTTGTTTAGACAGACACATAGGTTCTGACATAAAAGATTTAAAACGTGGTGGTGTGCTAACTAAAGATGGTTATCATCATTTTATATTTGATAAATTTTATAATCAGTTTTTAATTAGAAAACGTTGGGACGTACAATATTCTAGAACAGCACAGATGTTAAAAGAAACATGTAACTGTGATGACAAACGTATTGGTAAAGAAAGAATATCTGTATTTGTTGTAAAACAATTTGATAAAAAAACAGATGAATACACACAAAAAGAATTAAAACCAAAGGATCCGTATTAATGAAATTTTTGTACATACAAAAATCACGTTTAACATCGACACGTGTACCAAGGCGATGCATTAAAGGAGAAAATCATGAAAAATGATAACACTCACGAGGTTGGTAAAGTGTATGAAACCTATGACTATGAACTTTTTGTTAAAGTCAAAGGAAATCGTGCAATCAATCAAGCTCACGTAAATAGATTGGCAAAAAAGATGGAACGAAGATTCCTGAAAGAGCTGCCAATCATCGTTGGACCTAAAAATAAAGATGGTAAACATCCTATTTTAGATGGACAACACTCAGGTGACAGTAGACAAGCGAAAGGATTACCCATTCGTTATATTGTTACTAAACATATCAGACCGGACGACATATCTAGTATGAATACAGATAAGTTAAACTGGACTGATAAGGACTATCTCAATAAATATGTTGAGAAAAATAACGAACATTATGTCTTTTATAAAGCCATGATGGAAGAGTTCTCTTGTTTAAAAGCGAAGTTCTCAGTATGGACTACGATTTTAAACGGAGTATGGAAAAGAAACACGGATCTTGAAACTCAATTTAAGAACGGTTTATTTTCTATAACAGAGGCTGACAAAAGTGAAGCAACAACAACAGCATTATATATTAAAAATATAATGGCTGAGATACCTGCATGCAGGATAGCTATGTTTTACTTTCCATTGTTACACGCAATGGGTCATGCTGACTTTGATAGAAAACATTTTTTACACAAAGTTAGAAAGCAATCTAAAAAATTTAAAGGTGCTTCTAATAGTGTAGAATGGTTGGAAATCATTGATTACGTTTATAATAAATACAACAAAAAGAAATCTAATAAACATTTAGATTTTGATGAAATGTAAAAAACAAATGGGGCCTTCGGGCCCCTAAAAAATTATGAGAACAATAGTATTAGGACCACCAGGCACAGGAAAAACTACAACTTTGTTAAACAAAGTAGATGACTATCTTAAACAAACTGATCCCGATAAAGTTGGATACTTTGCATTTACACAAAAAGCTGCATACGAAGCGAGAGACAGAGCAATTAAAAAATTTAATTTAACAGAAGACGATCTACCATACTTTAGAACATTGCACTCACTAGCATTTAGAAAACTTGGAATTAAAAAAGATCAAGTTATGCAACAAAGACATTATAGAGATCTAGGAAAAAAGTTAGGTTTTCCTGTAACCTATGCAGAATATCAAGAAGATCAAGGTAGTGCATTTACTTCCGATAGTGAGTATCTACGCATTATACAATTAGCACAACTACGAAACATTACACCAGAACAACAGTTTGATTTAAACGAACACACACAAGATTTAGAGCGAAGCACATTACGAATTATAGACAATGAATTAACAAGATATAAAAAAGAATATAACTTAATAGATTTTAATGACATGATTACTGAGTTTACTAAGTCAGATAAGTCACCAAAATTTGATGTAGTATTTATAGATGAAGCGCAGGATCTATCATTAATGCAATGGGACATGGCTAAAACAATATGGAATAAAACACAGGATTCTTTTATTGCAGGCGATGATGACCAAGCAATATACAAATGGGCCGGTGCAGATGTAGATTCTTTTATAGCGTTAGAAGGACAATACTTACCACTAACACAATCATTTAGAATACCAGCTAAAGTACATGGTGTAGCTATGGGTATTATTAATAGAATTAGAAACAGGATAGATAAAACATGGCAACCTAAAACTGTACAAGGAAGTTTACACAGACATTACAGTGCTGACACAATTGATATGTCCACAGGAGAATGGTTGGTGCTAGCTAGAACTAAATATTTATTAAAAGATATAGAAGAGTCTTTGTATCAACGTGGTCTTTACTACACATCTAAATATAGAAGAGGTACAGAAAAAGATTTACATGAAGCAGCTACAGCATGGGAGCATTTAAGACAAGGGCAATTGGTAAACTTTAAACAAATAGAAAGTATAGCTAAATACATGGGACCTAAACATTGGCATAAGAAAAAAATAAAAGGTATGACTAAAGAATCTTTTTACGGCATAGATCAACTTATAAATGATTATGGACTACAGGTTAAGACAGTTTGGTATGAAGCTTTTGATGATGCAGGACAAACTAAAGTAGATTATTTAAGAAAGATGAGAGCAAACGGAGAAAGATTAAATGAGAAGCCACGAATAGAGTTGTCTACGATACATGGAGCTAAAGGTGGTGAAGCACAAAACGTTGTGTTGTTAACAGATCTAACACAAAATACTATGAAAGGTTACGAAAGAGATCCAGACGATGAAAACAGATTGTTTTATGTGGGTGCAACTAGAACAAAAGAAAACTTACACATAATAGAACCAAAAAAATATGAGAAGGGATATATACTATGACAAACAAAGATATGTTTAAATCAACAACATACAATTCTTTAGAAGACCAAGTAGGTGGAAAACACTATCGAAAGATGAAAATTCAGCCAGCAGAATTTATTAATGAGAACAAATTGCTTTTTGCAGAGGGCAATGCTATAAAATATATATGCAGGCATTCTTCGAAAGGAAAAGCACAAGACATTAAAAAAGCAATACATTATTTACAAATGATACTTGAAAGGGATTACGATGCAGATACCTCTATTTAAACCACAGACAGAGTGGTTACCACCAGAAAATTTTCCAGACTTATCTAAGTATGATGAAATTGCAATTGACTTAGAAACTAAAGATCCAGATTTAATGAAAATGGGGTCAGGATCTGTAGTTGGTAAAGGAGACGTTACAGGGATTGCTGTAGCTGTACCAGGTTGGTCAGGTTATTATCCTATTGCACATGAAGGTGGTGGCAACATGGATCGTAAAAAAGTTTTAACATGGTTTCAAGGTGTACTAGATACACCAGCTACAAAAATATTTCACAACGCCATGTATGATGTGTGTTGGATACAAGCGCTCGGTTTAAGTGTCAGCGGTAAAATTGTGGACACGATGATTGCATCGGCCCTTGTTGATGAAAATCAAATGCGCTATGACTTAAACAATTGTTCTAAACGATACACTGGCAAAGGAAAAAATGAAACAGATTTATATGCAGCAGCTAAAGATTGGGGTGTTGACGCCAAGGCAGAAATGTATAAACTACCTGCCATTTATGTTGGTGCCTACGCAGAAAAAGATGCAGAGATAACTTTAGAACTTTGGCAAGAACTTAAAAAAGAAATACTTCACCAAGATATACAATCTATTTTTGATCTCGAGACGGAACTTTTTCCTTGTCTTGTGGCCATGAGATTTCGTGGGGTTCGAGTGGACGTTCAAAAAGCTCATACAATGAAGCAAGAGCTAGCGCAACAAGAAGATAAGTTAATCCAAGAAGTAAAAAAAGCAACAGGCATAGACACTCAAATATGGGCTGCACGATCGATCGCACAAGTGTTCGATAAATTAAAACTAGATTATGATAGAACTGAGAAAACATCTGCTCCTTCCTTTACTAAAAACTTTTTACAGAATCACCCCCACCCGCTAGTGAAACGAATTGCCCAGGCCCGTGAAATAAACAAAGCCCATACCACATTTATAGATACCATAATAAAGTATTCACATAAAGGTAGAATTCATGCAGAGATCAATCAACTCAGATCTGATAATGGTGGAACAGTTACTGGAAGATTTTCTTATTCAAATCCAAATTTACAGCAAATACCAGCTAGAAACAAAGACCTTGGACCACGGATCAGGGCTTTATTTGTGCCCGAGGAGGGCCATACATGGGGTTGTTTTGACTATTCTCAGCAAGAACCTAGGTTGGTAGTGCATTATGCAGCTTTACAGAATCTCTATGGAGTGGGCGAAGTATTGGATGCGTATCGCGATGGCGATGCTGACTTTCATACGATCGTTGCTGATATGGCAGAGATACCTAGATCGCAGGCCAAGACAATAAATCTTGGTCTGTTCTATGGTATGGGTAAAAATAAATTACAAGCAGAGCTTGGTGTATCTAAGGATAAAGCTGATAGTTTGTTTAGACAATACCATAACAAAGTACCTTTTGTTAAAATGTTAATGGATAATGTAATGAGTAGAGCACAGGATTCTGGTCGAATCCGTACATTACTTGGTAGACTTTGTCGTTTCCATTTATGGGAACCTAATCAGTTTGGTATACACAAAGCGTTGCCTCACGATCAAGCGCTCATGGAACACGGACCAGGGATCAAAAGAGCGTACACATACAAAGCATTAAACAAATTAATACAAGGATCAGCAGCCGACATGACAAAAAAAGCAATGATAGAATTACACAAAAGAGGTATCATACCGCATATACAAGTGCATGATGAACTTGATATATCTGTTAAAGATCCGGAACATGCAGAACAGATAAAAGACATTATGGAATCTGCTGTTGACTTGGAAGTACCAAACAAAGTAGACTACGAATCCGGTCCTAATTGGGGCCAAATAAAATGATAAATTATGGCTTACTTAAATGCAAACATTCCTGTAGTATATGCACAAATAAAAAAGGAGTATTTATATGACTTACAA